TGGGAATCCGTTCCGAAGATGGAGGCTTGGGTCAAATCCCAGCCATATCTCGAGAACGTTTCCAAATACGGATCCCTTTTCCTGCAAGGAAGCGGAGTCCCTAGCAGATACTGGGGTGGGAACCTTGCCATTCTCGGTGAAGCTGGGCTGAAAACACGAATTGTCTTTGTTGGAAATCCGTGGATCCAGGGCTCCTTGAAGTCCACCATGGTGATCCTTCAACGAGAATTGTTGAAGCTTCGTACTGATTGTACTTTTGATCAGGACGAGGGCCGCCGCTATGTTAGGGAGGCCTTAAGGAGTGGTCGAACCGTGCACAGCATAGATTTGACTGCTGCGACAGACAACTTTCCTTTCTTCTTGCAAGGCTTTGTAGGAGAGCTGGTCGGTATACCAGATTGGGCCTTAAACTTAATGGAATATGTGGGATTTAGACACCCACTCCATAAAGAGAAAGATACCCTCCTTGGATACGCTAAAGGTCAACCGATGGGTTTATACCCGAGTTTTCCTTTATTTGCTCTTACCCACAATGTCCTCCTACATGCAATTGCTCGCAAGTTTGATGTGGCTGATGATAGCTTTAGGGTCTTAGGTGATGACGTAGTCATTACGTCTGACCTTTTAGCGAACGAATACCTTAAAGTATTAGAAATACTTAAGGTCCCGGTGTCGAGATCGAAAACTTTCCGATCGTCAATCCTGGGAGAGTTCGGTGGTCAGGTCTTTTGGAAGGGGTATGATGTCACACCCATAAAGTGGAGACGTTCTACTCAGAAATCTATTAATGTGATTTCTCAATACATTAGTAGACGCCTAGTCACCCTTGACGAAGCTAACCAAAAGATTAAACACATCCCGCTTGCTGATCCTCAGGTATACACGCATGCTGAAGCCCTCCTTCCAATTCCTAAGGAATTAGGGGGCTTTGGCGGTCTAACCAGACTCAAAGAGTCGGAGAGACTCTCCTGGGGTCGACGTAATGTCAGATCCCTTAGAGCAGGTTATCTTGCTTTATTTACGGAACGTGTATACCGCTTTCTGACGCCACAAGAAATACGAGGTATCGATCTTACGAAATTTGCTGGATTAGTCAACCAACAAATTAAGTTTGACGACCTAGTAAGACGTGCGCGTGAAGCTGCGCTCAAGGTCACAGGGGAAGGCCCCATGCCCTTAATATTTGGAGCGCCAGCAGATAATCAGAAAGCTGACCTTCCTGAAACACGTGAGGGTCTGAAAGGGTTAGAATCCTTAGTTTTCAGTAAGGATACTCTGGAAGAGCGGTTAGGTAAGTACCATGCCTGGTGGTTTGCCAGACTTGGCCCGAACCCGTCAAGAGAGTTCAATAGGATGATCACCATGACTGGTGAAGCCTTTGAAGCTCTGAATGTTCCCGTGCTATCTGTATCTGATACTAAGGCTCTTTTTGCCCGAGTACGACACCTTCATCCCTCAAAGTGTGAAGAGCTTCTTCACTCTGCAAGGGAGAGATTGGCACTGCTACGTCAAATCAGGTCCAATATCATCAAGGACCCCGATTCATTTGATCAGGGTGTTCCTTGGGAGAAATTAGGCTGGACTGGTGTAGCGACTCTCGTCAATCCAGCGGCGGGCCTTATTGCTTTAGGCGCCACCTTATTATCTGAACAGCGAGAGGATAATTTGACCCAAATGGGTAAGTTGGTTCCGCTCTTGTTGGTCCCTTAGGTCTTCACCTTTGGGCCTCAACGGATGTCGAGACCTCCGAAGGATCTTACTCTTGG